ACAAGATCGCCGGGTCTACGCAGTTTAGCCATAGCGTTCTGGCGGGCTCGAAGGACGACGGAACCGACATGCACAGCGTGACTGCGCGGGCTATTGGTATTAGTCGGTCTATAGCCAAGAACTGCAATTACGGTATGCTCTACGGTTCGGGAGCTAAAACTCTGGCAGCCACTATTAAAAAAGGGAACAAGTCTATTCCTTTAATATACGCTCTGGAGATGGGTAAAAAGCTAATTTTGTCCAAGAAAGGAAAGAGAGTCGGACAGGGAACTTATGTAGGTGGTTCGGATTCTTTCGCGTACAACGAAATGACCCGAATAGCCAACCTAGATATACCCAGAAACCCGCTAAGCGGTACTAGAATGTCAACCGCCATTCGTCCACAAAATGTCGGAAAAGACTTTTTCACTATGCGCAACAACTGGGTTATTCAGTCAACCGGTAGCGCACTACTGCATGGTTTCTTGACCGCAATGTACTACCTTACTCAACGTTTCGGCATAAAAGCTCGGTTCTGTATGTCCGTACACGACAGCGTGTTATTTATGTGCAAAGAGTCTGACGCTGACAAAGTAAGTGCGCTGTACCAAATAGCACATTTGTGGTCATGGGCATGGCTAAGACATCGGTACGGTGTTTGCGAAATGCCTCATGCCAATGCCTGGTTCAGCAGTATCGAGGTCGATCATATCTTCCGTAAATCAGCCACATCGTCTACTATAACTGTGTCACAAAATGTCACAGAACCTGACGGTCGCGCCCATACCATTTCCAGCCTGATCGACGTGTTAGAATCGCTACGACTGCTGGACCTCAAACCTCAATGAGCTATACCAACTCGGTTCTGAAAAGCCCGATGTCTGATGAAATAGACAGGGTCATGAAGACCTGTGAAGAAGGGAACCTTCACTACGTGGAGGGTTTGATCTTCATGTACGGCCATGACTCTTCGGCTTCGAAATTCGAACCTGTTTTCTATCTGTACGACATTTTAAAGGAGAATTGTGAATTATCCGACAAAGAGATTCTTTCTCTGATCGATAATTCATTGTCCAGCGTACTTGACAATTCTGATCATTAGGCCTATGATGAGTTAAGTACGGATCTTTTCGTACTAATCATTAGTCTTCAGCGGTTTATTCGTTGTCGTCTAATGTCGCGGAAACTACGGATCCGTAGTTTTTACTACCGATTTTTGTTTCCGTTGTCCTTTGCCGTAGTCTAATGCTCTTCAAATCACTCGTTCTGGCCACACTGACTCTGCTACCGTTCCATGCCAACGCAGCTACGCGCTGCGGCATGGCCAGCCATTACGGCTTGGGTGACGGTTACGGCTGGCGTACCATGGCAAATGGTAAGCCCATGAATCCGCACGGTATGACCACTGCGCACCGTTCTCTGCCCTTCGGTACTAAACTCAAAGTAACGAATAGCGCGAACGATCGCAGCGTGCTTGTGACTGTTACGGATTCTGGTCCGTATGTTGGCAATAGGGTTCTGGATCTGTCCTACGGTGCATTTTCCAAAATCGCTTCGCCTTCTTCCGGCATAGTCGGTGTGTGCTATAGCCGAGTAATCTGATGCAAAGTGGGGGGAGGGTTTCCTCCCCCTCTTATTTCTTCACAGCTTCTTTGTAACCGAACCGAGCAGATAGGTCAGCGTGTTGCAGTCGGACAGAATGTCCTCGATCACGTTGAGCAGACCGTACTCCGAAGCATCGTCGGCCGAACTATGCAGCTTTTTGAGTTCGGATTGAAACTCTACGACTAGGTCGTAGATCTCTTTTGTCAGCTCCACAGCGGTCGACCACTCGACGTCAGGAACATCGGCGAAGATCTTGCAAGGGATCTCAATACCCTGACCGCGAGCTTGTTCGGCCAGCGCATCGATTTTCCCATTCACGGTCTCATAGACTCGCTCGAAAAGTAGATGGAACTGGTAGAATTCCGGACCATCTACGTTCCAATGAGCGAGCTGACTGGCTGCGGACAGGTTTACTTGAGCCTTTAGCGCGTTGATGAATTCGGTTTCCATAGTAGTAGGGAGAGCGGGGGTACGGAGAAGGGCTAGGTGACCGGCTTCTCATTATACTCTCTGTTCACCTCAAATTCAATCGGCATATACGCGCTAGTATCCGGCTGTGTATTCGGAACCGTGTCGATTTTATTTCGCCACAACCCAAACTCGACATTCAGCTTGAACCAGGGCGGTATATCCGATCCGCTGTCTATACCGCGGCGCGTACATTTCCAGACATCGGAAAGCGTGCCGGTTATTACTTTGGTCTGGTCAATTGTTCCGTCCGGTTTAACCGCTGTGATCGGAATGAAAACATAAGTCGCAGTTCCGTCGCCCGGGTTCGTACACTGAACATCGAGGTTGTCACCAATCAGTCTGCCGCAGCGGATATCTTCGACCACAAACTTCTCGAACTCATCGACACCGGTCTGTCTGCGCCAGACAGCCAGGCCGGTCTGCCTGCCTTCTCCCGGGGTCACCAAGCATTTACGTGTCGGCAAGAAGTCTGAGACCTTGACCGGGTCGAATGCCGCGCACGGCTGGCTGTAGAAGCGACCGTCGTGCATCAGCACTTCGATCGTATAGGTCTGTTCGTAGATGAACTGAGCTGCTTCTTTTGTCATTTGGACAAACTTTTCCGGCCCCAGTTCAAATCCGGTTTGGAACTCAAGTCCGGGTATTTCAGGGACCCAGCCCGTAACCGAATCGGCCAGAAGATCGAGAATAGGTAGGCAGAATGAATGTCCTTCTCTCTGTGTCTGCTTCTGGACTAAAGTGAGCGTGTAAGTAAGAGTCCGAGTACGAACAGTCGGAATGTACGCACCTTTGTTCGGATTAGTCGTATCCGCTCCGGTAAAAGACACAATTACCATGGCCTGCTCGGCTACTCGACCGGACTGATCAAGTTCTTCGGCCAGCCGAAGCACAACCGCACTCTGACCTAAGGTCGAGTGAACCCGTCTGTGAAGTTGGTTTTCAATCTCCAGTAACATGGCTTGTGTCCTTCTTAGCTTTCAACGTTGAAAGCTAAGATAGGCAAGCAAAGTCATGGACTCCAAGGTTATCTGGTCAAACACTCTGGACGATACGTACAATTGTTACGTTCTCGAGCAACTGCCGACCCTCGGCTACCTCAGAATGGAGAGGCTGGACACCGGTAAGCGGGTCCTGGACCTTGAGGTCCCGATCTCCCAGTACTTCAGAAAGCGTGATATTCTGGACTGGGGTGACATCTGTATCGATCTGGCGTCTAAACTATGAAAGACCGGAACCACTACGTTCACAAGACCATCGACCTAATGGTACGGGCCGAACAAGCCATGACCCGCACCGAGGCACAAGTTATTCTGCGTAGGAATAAAAAGAACAACAAGAAACTCAAGCGCTTGTCCGGAGTGATCGGACTAAAACGCGCCGCCTGAGACGAAATCCAAGAGCTCCCACAAACCCGTGGTGTAGTTGTACGCCAAAATATCACCCGGAACCGGTGAACGCTGAAAACTCACATCGGCCAGGTCTTTTAACTTCCTGGTCGCTTCGAGATTTATAATGTACTGCCGGAGTTCCGAAGCAGTTTGTTTGTACGGCGTGCTGTCCGGAAACACACCAAAACTCGCATGAGTCAGTCCGAGCATGCCGTTAGCGTTGTAGCTACAGCCCGTGCTGCTCGCACGCGGGTAGATTGTGACCATACTCGACCCGCCCGGCATGCCCGGGCTTAACGGGTCGTACCCGTAGCTTTGATTTTCATCAGATCCGATCATCTCAATACCTCATCAGTAGTGTTCAGAAGCTATCTGCTTCTTGTAATCCACCCGTAGTCATGTTGCCGTCCGTATCCTCGACTACCAGCACATCACCTTCATCCGGCGTAACCGTGTTTTGTGTGTCAGAAAACGAGGCTACATCGCGCGTAGTCTCCAGGTCATCAAACAACTTGTTCATTTCCAACGCACTATCTCCGATAAGAGTCGGACTTTTCCGATCGATTGCTCCGCTCGGATCGCGGTTATTGATACTGTCAATGACCACGGCGTTTTTCCGCTTATACGGGTTCCAGCGGTTATTAGTACCCCAGCGCATTTCCCAACGTGCCAGCGATGTGTCGGTGAGTGAGCGATCTCTTTGCGTGCTTGACATAACCATCGCGCAGTTGCTGGTCCAGTATCTATACGCTTCTTGCCACTTCATTCCGCTAGACGGACTGGCCTTACTTGCCCACAGGTCGAGTTGTTTGAGAGCCGCATCGGCCGCATCGACTACTTGCTGACGCGGACGTAGCGTATCCAAGTACCAACGGGCCAATATGGCCTGAGTACGACGATACGAGCCCGCAATCAGTAATTTACCTTGCGGCGGAGCCGTCTCAATGTAGTTATTGATTAACGTCGCGCTATCGTTCAGTGCGACTTGAATACGCTGGTAATTTATCGTATTCGAAGTCGGATCTTCCAGTCTACTGAGTTCCAGAGCCTCGTTGAATCCAAAAACCTCGATAAAATAGTCTACGGTCGCAGGGCTGCAGTTATTTGCTACCCCGAACGAGTCTGGAGGCGGAGTATACGGACTCATCGTTTAATAGTCTACTACTTAGCTTTCAACATAAAAAAAAGCCCGCTGATTAGCGGGCCGAATCGTCGTAATTAAACGACTCAATAAGTACCGACAGGGTTCAGGAACACCGCGCCAGCGCCACAACGAGCGGTTTCGCCCATGCCGACGAGCTCGAAGCTACGCTCGACAAGGATGTCACCTTCGAACACACGGCGATCGATGTTGAAACGCTCGGGAGTGGAGATAGGATAGCCAGCCAGCGTATAGGTATACGCAAAAGCAGGCGTACCGTAGTTCGCATCGAGAGCGGGGGTGAAACCGTCAGTGCTGCCACTGGGATGGTAGAACAGAATAGCAACGTTGTTATAGATGTTATCCAGTTCGTTGTTCTCCGTGTTCAGCTTGAGGCGACGGGCGACACGAATTTCATCAAGACCGAAAATTTCGGCCAGAGTCTTCTCGTTCACCAGCACACCGCGCTGCATGAAGTCACGGATTCTCTTGTTGCGCTTCAGTGCGTTGAAGGCATCGGGAGAAATGACCATCTTGTTGGGATAGCAACCGATCTGGCTACGGATCTGTTCTTTCATCGCATCCATCAGGACTTCGATGTCCGAGGTCGGATTGTTGAACTGATCGGCGCCACCGTTGTAGCTGGCCAGATCGAGGATGTTGCCGGCTTCGTACTGGGTGACGTCAAGGACCTTGCTGGCCACCTGAACTTCCCAGGACTGCATGAGACGATTGGCTGCGTCCTTGGCTGCATAAGCGCGAAGATCGATAGCAGCAGCGCCGTTTCTGGCTTCTGCGGCCACTTCTTCGGCGATCTGCCAAGAAATAGCTTCTTGACGCAGCGCGAAGCTGCGGGTGCCGAATTCGTTCTGGATCTTCTGGATGTTAGCGCCCGGAGCACGCAGGAAGGTTTGAGCAGCAAAAGCTTCTTTACCGAAAACCAGCGTACGACCAGCGCGAACACTCATGGACACAGCGGGGGCGAAGAAAGTCGCCACACCGTCAGTGTTTTTATACCCTTGCGCAATCTGCGTAAGGATTGGGTCAATTACCAACTGTTAATTCAGGGCTCTTTATCCCTGATCCACTCTTTCAAGTGGTGTCGGACTATATCATCCGGAACTACGTTCCGGTCGGGCACTCGTGGGAGAAGTTATTGTTGGGACTCATTCTCCTAGTCTCTGAACCTTCCGGAGGCACTAAGCCCACCTCCGGCTTGGCTGCTGATTATCTTTTGGGGGTTATGCCCCTTCTGAAGACTTCCAGCAATTCACCCGATTTTTCCTCTTTGTAGACGATATTAGGCTGGTATTGAGTTAACTCAGAGGCTTTACCAAGAATCTCGACAGACGAGTTAGAAAAGACTTTGAATTTTTTACCAGTAGTAGCCCAATTTCTTAGGGTGTTAGGGTTAATACCCAGAAACTGACTAATAATGCTAGTACCAACGAACACATAAGTTTGACCGTTATGGCTCATTCTGTATACGTTGGACTTTGCCCTAAGACCACCTACCGAGCCAGCTTTTCTTGAGGACGCTTTGTGAAGTTCTGTCCCATTATAGCTTTTGAAGCCGTTTGGGTTTTTTACAAAACTTCTTGCGTATCTCCCCCATTCTCCGCCAGCTCTAGAACCGTTTAGACCACTCTTCCAAGAATCATACAAGTCTATGTAGTAGGTTTCCCTTTTACCCATCTCTGAAGGATTATCGATCTCCTCAAGAATCTTAAATTCGAAGGAATCGACTCCGTGCTCAGAAAACGCTTCTTGTAGCTTCTTGGCTGACCTGTAACCATTTATGTGTTGTCTCCATCTCTGGTCGAGGTCAATAGATTTACCCACGTAAACCAGATTGTCCTGGTTTTTGTGTTTGATTAAGTAAATCCCGGACTTGGTCATGGTTCTAAAGAGGCCGCGTGTTATCCACGGACTTGATCTAAGTTCATCATAGTTAGTTACTCTCCTCAGGCTCCAGCTTCGTTACCGAGTTTGACGCGGATGAACTGACCAGCACCGGCTGCGGTGATGGAGTCAAGCGCGCGCCCCAGGACCACACCCGCACCCGCAGTACTGGAAGCAGTACCGGCCGTGCTGCTGTAGACCGCAGCGTCGACAGCGAACGTAGAAGCCGAATCGACCTCGACAATCGCAATACCCGTGGTCACCACGCTCATCAGGCCTTGGTACGGGAAAGTACCGGGCTGACGGGGCGTAGTAGAGGGGTTAGACTTACCTTCGTAAGTACCGGGCCAGATGTAGGCGGTGCCGCCCGTAATCGCCGTAGCCGGAGCAGGCAGAACGGTCGCAGCGGTGTCGCTGGTCCGAGTCATAACCCGGAACAGTTGAGCGCCAACTTTGATGGTGTCGCCAACTTCGAGTTGAGGATCAAAGTTAGTACCGGTACCAGTAACCACGCCGGCGGTCGAAATATCAACCGTACCGGTCAGAACGGTCAGGTCGTTGTTAACAACGGCGTAGCCTTTCTCGGTCAGTTCGCCTTGGCCATAGATCTTGTGGATGTTCACGCCCGCAGCGTAAGCACCAGCCGCAGCAGGATAAGAGCCGTCTCGCTTAACAAAACGGCAGCGTTCGATACCATTATCAAGTGCCGTAGCGCTCGTGACAGTCACGGTCTCTACGTACTTGTGGTCAAACGACATGTAACGAGGATTCGTTGCCATATCAGGACATGTTCGTTATGTGATTAGCGCACGAGGACGTATCAGTCGTGCGCCGGTTGTTATATCTCCCATCATGTAACCAGAACAAACAGCGCTTTGATGACTTGTCATCGGTCTGTTTGCCGGCAATTACTTGCCGTTGTTACAGGGATCTTGCTCAGCCCTCTTCGTTGAGGACGAGCTTGAGCGCGGACATATAGTCCGTACCATTTTGTTCGGAATAACTAATAGCTTTGGCGTGGATTTCCGCGTTGCGAGAATCGAACACATAGCCATCAGCATCGGGCTTCGGAGCCTTCGGCTTCTTAGGAGGCGCGGTGGCCGGAGTGACCACTTCGTTGAAAGAAACCATGGCCGGAAGATTCTCCAGCACATTCTTCATGAAGTCGAATTGGCTGGCTTTGCCAGTCTCACTGAAGTTCACGGAGTTCCGTGCGTTCAGAGTCTCCATGAACCGGACCAGGTCGGACTTCGGAGCAACTTGTTCGGTGAGCTTGCCGTTGTCATACAGCTTCTCACAGAAATCGCTGATCTCCTTCTGTCTCATCAGACGACGCTGGCTGGCCAGCTCTTCTTCGAGTTCGGCAACTTTAGCTGCGAGCGGATCGGGCTCTTCGCTGAATTCGACGACTTCGTCTTCAGCTTCAGCGTAACCGCAGTGCTCGCCCATCTGGCTCTGATCGGCCTCAGATGACCCTTGAGCAAGATTGTAAAGAGCCATGATCAGTTGCTCTTCGGTATATTGCGATGCAAGGTCGGCCGCAACTTTCTCGTCTTCGTCGCCAGACATGTCTTCGACGTTTTCTTCAGGCGCTGCGCTTTCGCCATCCGGGCCTGCGCCGTCAGAGTCGACCGGGGGGCCCTGGCCGTCATCTTCGTCGCCCATCTCTTTGCCATCCGGCCCTTCAACCATGGAAAGCGAAGACATACCTTCGGGTTCCGGATCCATGCCAGGGTCCGGCATCATGTCGTCGCTTTGATCGGCGTAGTCCATGTCGTACGGAGCAGCGGAACCAGAGTTCTCAACTGCCTCGCCTTCTTCATTTGTCGCCTTCAGACCATTGATGTTGACGTTAATGGTCATGCCCCGGCCGTCAGCATGGTCTACAATTTTCTGGTCGGGGGCTTCAGATTGTCTTTTAGCCATAGTAGGAAAAGTTTCTTGGAATGAGATAGAAGACTCCCTCGGAGTAATTGTTATCGAGCCTTCGGTATTGTCTTCGGAAAAGGCTGTTAAACCTTTCACCGCAGGTATGGACACAAGGCCGAGATGACGCAGTGCCAACTGGCCGGGGGTCGGATTGGTATCGGCATCGGGTAAGTAGAACGAGCTACTTACCTTTTTGAATACCCCATCGCGAATCAGGCGTTCGGCTTTAGGGGTAAGTTCGACCTTACCCCACAGCGATTTGCCCTTTCGCCAGACTTCACGCACCCAACCCAAAGCAGGCGTACCATCATCCTGGTCATGCCCGATAATCAGCGGAGCCTCGTGGGTCTTCGGGTTGTACGAAGACACTACCTGGTCTAGATCGGGGTCAGAAAAGGTCATTTTCTGACCAGTCGAGCTGATCTGCGGACCGGATCGAAAAAGTTCGATGTATACGGTCCGTTTAGGTTGTTGTTCAGTAATCGGTTGACTGTCGTTCAGAACTAAATCTGAAGAGTCAACCGGATTACTCGGATTAGCGTGAATTCTTCTTGCCATCACTAAGCTTTAACCTAAACTCCCAGGTTTGTGGCGTTCAAGAACGCACTAAACCTTTCTTCATTACGGCTAAAGCTGTCAGAAAGCAGAGAAACTTGTCCGAGAGGTGTGCGGACAATCGTGATAGCCAGACGTTCCAGAGTCGGGCTCGTAGCAACGTAAGCATCCATACGGACCGTACCTTGCTCGAGAAGAGTCGAGCTGTTATTCGACTCGCCACAGATAACTGAATAGGCCTGTTCAGGACGATTACCGTACAGCGCGCCTTGTCTGTAGAACTGGTTCAGGACTTGGTTAGCAATCGAGCTGACAAGCGAGAACACAGTGTTACCACTATCGATCGACTCGAACAAGACGTCGTCGAAGCTACGATTCATCACGTCGATCAGGACGTTCAGAATAACCCGAGTATTCACGAATCTGAACAGCGGGTTGCTGGACAGAGACCGTGAACCCCAGACCACAATACCGCGATTTGGAAGCGACCGGATCGGGTTGAGGCCCAGAGCGTAAGTGACTTCTTGCTGCTGTGCCGTAATGTTGAACTTCAGACCGACCACGCCGCGCAGCGGGTATCTCGCACCGGCCGGAGGTTGCTGGAAACCCTCGTTAATGAAGCGGCTACAGGCAATACCTGCGACAAACGGGCTGGCCGGAACAAACCGGTCGCTAAGGTTCTTGAGATACGGCGCATAGAAAGCACCGTGGCCGAACGGAACGCCCACAATTTTCTTGATCTTGTCAAGTTCGTCTTGGGCTTGAGCGAGATTTTCGATATCTCCGCCACAGTCAATCAGCGCGATGTGCTGAGTGTTGCTGATGCCTTCGGTCGTACCGAACCGGCCTTCAGCCGCAGCGACCAAAGTCTGTGTGACCTTGAGGCGCTCGGTCATAGCTTCGCTGAGCGAAGCGAGGTCGGAATCTGCGCTGTAGGACAGAACGGAGTAGGCTTCCGGAGCCATAAGGAAGCCAGGAGCGTAGTAACCATCACTCATGGCTTTTTCAATGCCATAAACAAAGTCCTGAGCCTTTGCGGCCGAGGTAAGTTTATAGGCCTCGTAACCAACTTCTTCGGTTTCCGAAGTCAGCTTGACCACATTGCTGTCGATCAGACCTTGACGGTTCACACCGGAAAGAATCGGGCTAACCAGACCGTTCTTCGAGGTGATACGGATTTTCAGAACATAGTCGAAGGAGTTAAAACCGTTAGGGATCGACTTATCGATCCGTACGGTCGCACCGGCCGCAACGTCAACGCTCGGAGTAACAATCGCCGCGGTGTCGCTCGCAATATCTTGAACCGTAAGTCTCGTACCATTTACAACGATCACGCTACCGACGCCGAGTTTCTGAGTAAACAGTGTGCCCGTACCGGTCACCGTACCGCTGCTGATCTCTACCGTACCTGCAAGCACAACGTCTTCGATGTCAGGACGAATAAAGGGCGCACCGGCGTCTTCGACCAGATTGCTTATTTCAAAGCCGTTATTGGGGACGTGATTGTTCCCGCTGTAATTCGTACCTGACGGAACTGCTTCGACGGTATAGTAACCTTCCAGATTCTTCTCGGTCAGGATCGAAACGATCTCGTTTCTAAGATTGCCGGCCAATTCGTCGGCGTCTTTACCGTTAACAATGACTGCGCGGTTTTCACCCGCAATAGAAACGTAAAACACTTGGACCGAGTCGGGCAGATAACCGGTCCGATCCGGAACGCCGCCCACCATGCTCACCGTACCAGTCGGAACAGCGGGGTTACCAGCGCTAAGGATGCGAATGAAATTCGGACCGTCGTATCTCCAGTAGATCGCGGCGGAGTCGGGCCATTTGTCACCCGCACCGACACCCGAACTGAAGTCTTTGGACACTGCGACGACCTTGTCGGCCGGAATGCTGTTCAGGCCGACCGAAGCAAGGTATGCGACCAGAGCGTCGGACAGATCGCCGATCACGGTCGGGTCGTAAGTACCGGCCACTGCGTCGTTAGCGTCGGCAATAAACAAGCTAAGAGCCGAACCGTCAACATACAGAATCGATTCGCCCGTCTCAATCTCCCGGCTATTGCAGCGGAAGTTGATGTCTTTGACCGAAGTGTAGAGTTTGACTACGCCGGTAACATTGATGTTGACTGGCGAAACATAGCCGGTGTCGCTGAAGTTATACGCCACGAACCGGTCAACTTCCGGCAGCACAGTGTTATCGCGCGCAAAAATCCTGAACTTACCCTGAGTCGCTTCGGTCGCAGTTTGCTCGACCTTGTAGAAGTCGGAGAAACCGTCAGATTCCGTACTGGACAGGTAATTGAAAAGGTCAAGTGCGTTATCGAACTTGTCAATACCAGTCGTAGTGATCACCTTGATCTCGTCGCCGTCCGGGTCGGGAACGTTGATCGGCGTACCGAAGTAACGACCATTGATCTTCAGCGCAAATGCGTTGTAGCCCGAACCAGCCGAGCTGGCGCTCAAATCGATTACGGTTTCCGGAGTCGGAGTTATACGTGTAAAGTACAGAATACCGTTCACGCCAACGTTGTCGAAGAAACCTTTGACTGCGTCGTAGGTTGTCAGTGCGCCAAGACTGCCGGTCGGAGTCGAACCACCAATCCGCTGCAAGTAGTCATCAGTCGACGCAATCTGGGTCGGCGTATAAGGTAAAAATTCTGAGTAAATCCCTTCGCTACCCGCGCCATAGTACTCTTCGGCCGGAGTTGAGCCGAACAAATAACCTACAGCATGGCTGGCCAAGGGCTGTGGCAACGCACCCGTAGCCGACTGAGTGACAAACACTCCGGGTCGGTTAAGCGTGGCTGCGTTCACTGTAATCGAAGTTGCCAAGGCTAACTCTCCGTGTTGACAGACCTATCGTTAAAGCTTTCAACTAAACAGGCTGAGTATTTACACCACTTGTTCCGTACCAAATGCGCTGTAAAGTTCGTAGAGCTGAGTCATTAACCAGTCCGAGCACAGATCTTCGCCACACTTCGTATCGCCCATCATCCTTATAACCCTTCGAACCAGCTTATTAAAGTCCTCGGGCCCTATAACTTTCGATATCATTCTGACCAACCGGTTCAGCTCCATCACGTCACGGCTTAGTGTGATTGAGTAGAGTATGACCATGAACTGTATTAGCTCGTCAGACTTTAGCTCTTCGGTAAATTTTTGAAGGTGGGGCTGTGGTGAAGACATTATTCAGCAAAGGGGTCGGCATTTTCCGTATTACCTATATTGTCCATGGCCTCCTTATGGATCATGCACATGGCAACAAATTTGGACATAGGGACTCGTTCCATTTCCGATATATTCTGAAACGAGCCGTTTTGAATCGAGTAGCACTGCCGTAACCAGATCTCTTTGGACATGTAATTACAGAGTATGTGGCTATGAACTTCGGCGAACAGCGATCTTACGGCTCGTGGAACTATGCGTTCAAAATTTAACCGCCTCGGCGTACTTAGGTGGCCGAGTATCTCGAATATACGTTCGTTTGAAATTACGAACTTATCACCTTCTTTAAAGGAATCGAGATACTCGAGATCGTTACCGCTGATGTCCCGAAAAGACACGGAGTTTCCAAGCCCATCCGTACACGTTATGGTGTAGTCATGATTCAGCTTCGTCGCCACTTTTCATGTCGGACTCGGTCCGCTCCATGCCGATCAGGTCGCCGATATGCTGACCCAGCATCTTGATTTGTTTTGACCGCAGCCTTCTCGCATCTTTCATGCTCAGTTTGCGATGACCGGGCTCCGGGCTATGCAGAATGCAGATAATTTTCAAGGTCTGGTCGATGTCGTCGAGATTTTTATCCTTACTGATTTTATCGATCTCGATTAAGTCGGATGCCGTGGGCTCTTGAAGTGAGAGAAATTTACCCGGCGCGATTTCGACAGTTACGATCTCGGGGTCACCGAAATCGAAATCGTCGTCCTCCTGCTGAGCTACGTTTTCAAGGTCTCTTAGAGATTTAGAGGATAAAGCCATAGTTGACAAACGGTCTTACATATACCCTTAACCGGTTTTCCATAAAACCGTAATAGACGTTGAAAGGTAGGTAGAAGCGGAGATTAGCTTGGCTGTCCAGCAAAATCCATTTGAATATTGGGACGACGAGCGCGACAGAGCCGACTATCGGTCAAAGCAGACTCAGGCCAGTTCGTTGACCAGACAGATGCTTAGACAGCCCGAGTATTTCCGGAACCGAAACCGGGTCAACCCCGGGCCAGGACGGAACAAGCGTGCAGATCAGGCCGACTTGGCCGGTCAGTCCGCCCATGTCACGTGGAACGAAGACGTTTGGGGTTGGCAGGCGTGGTCGGAGAGAAGGCGCCAGCTTTCCGAATCACTACATTCTGATAATTTGTTAGAAGAGAATACGATCAACCCGATCGACCAGGAGTCTTATGAAGACTTTAATCAGCCGGTCACAGTCAGTCTGCCCGTAATCGTTCCGCCCGAACCTGTGGTTCCGCAGACCCCGTCTAGCGTGCTGACTGTTCGGAATAACCTCAAATCTGTCGAATACGACCAGATCGATCCGCGCAGGACCTGGACTATTACGCACAACCTCGGGTACTACCCTTCTGTCGAGTTGTTCAGTGATGACTGGAACGAGATTGATGGCTATGTAGTTCACATAACCCGAAACACGCTGCGTGTGGAATTTAACCTACCCATTAGCGGACATGCCAGGCTGATCTGATGAGCAAGGAGATCTATACAGATTACGATTTCAGAGGGGTCAGCAGAGTTGTCAACCTGCCCGAACCACTGGCTGACGATGAGCCGGTGACTTTCGCAATGTTGAAAGCTTTAGAGGATAGATTAGAAATTTTTGACACCGCTGCGGCGGTGGAAGGAAGTATTCCGGTTTATAACTCCGGACAGGGCAAGTTTTTATCCGACTCTACTAATACCAAATTTACCATCACTGACGGGGGCAATTTCTAGCTATGGCTAACGTTCTGCGCATCAAACGCCGAGCCAGTGGTAATGCTGGCGCACCGGCCAGCTTAGCCAACGCGGAGTTGGCTTTTAACGAAGTAGATGATATTCTTTACTACGGTAAGGGTACGGGCGGTGCGGGCGGCACGGCCACTACGATTCCGGCGATTGGCGGTACCGGCGCGTTTCTCAGCCTTAGCGGCACGCAGACCGTTTCGGGCAACAAGACGTTCACCGGCGACGTAATCGTAACCACACAAACTCTGTCCGACAACAGCACGAAAGCGGCGAGCACGGCTTTTGTCAAAGGGCAGGGGTATTTGACAAGCGCGAACGCGGTGACCAGCGTTGCGCTGTCACTGCCAAGCTTTATCACGGTCAACGGTTCGCCGGTCACCACGACGGGTACGCTTACGGGTACTCTGGCTAATCAGACCGCAAATACCGTATTCATCGCGCCGGACGGTTCGGCCGGAGCTCCGACTTTCCGCTCCCTCGTCGCCGCTGATATTCCCACTCTGACCGCCGCGAAGATCAGCGACTTCGATACGCAAGTACGGACGTCGCGGCTCGATCAGATGGCCGCGCCTACGGCTTCGGTGGCTTTGAACAGTCAGCGGATTACCGGCCTGGCCGATCCGTCGGGAGCCCAGGACGCAGCGACGAAAGCATATGTCGATGCGCTTAAGACCGGTCTGGATGTCAAGGACAGCGTAAGAGCTGCGACGACCGCTAACATCACGCTGAGCGGTACTCAGACCGTTGACGGTGTGGTCCTGGTGGCCAATGACCGCGTACTGGTAAAGGATCAGACCACTGCGTCGGGTAACGGTATTTACGTCGTTGCTGCTGGGGCCTGGACCCGCGCACTCGACGCGGACAACACGCCGGGCTCCGAAGTGACCGGCGGTATGTTCACTTTTGTGACAGAAGGTACGGTTAATGCGGACAGCGGCTGGGTACTGACTACCAACGACACCATTGTTCTCGGTACTACGGCACTGTCGTTCGCCCAGTTCTCCGGGGCTGGCCAGATCACGGCAGGGGCCGGTCTGACCAAGACCGGTAATACACTCGATGTGGCCTCGACGGGCGGCGGTTCGCTGACAATCGGGGTCGATTCGATCAACCTGACATCGGGTATCGCAACGGCGGGCACATACCGCTCCGTTACTGTTGACACTTACGGCCGGGTTACCGCAGGCACCGCTCCGGCAACTTTCTCGGGCTACGGTATTTCCGACACATCGGCTAACTTGGCCGCGGCGATCAGCGACGAGACGGGAACTGGCGCTCTGGTGTTCGGTACGTCGCCGTCTCTGACCACACCGTCACTGAGCGCGGAGACATTCAGCACAACGGCCAACGTAACTGCGGGGACCAACGCGCAAGGCCAGGGCGCTCTGACCAGCGACCTTAGCGTTATCACCACAGCGGCGGCGAACCCGAGCGGCGTGACTCTGCCCACCGCTACGACCGGCCGGCGCGTGATCGTCGTTAACAAAGGCGCCAACCCGGTCAATATATTTCCGGCATCCGGCGCAATCATCGACGCGCTAAGCGCCAACGCCAGCATCCAGCTCGCCGTCAACGGCGTGATGGAGTTCAATGCGGCGTCGACAACGCAATGGTACAGCTCGTTCAACTCGTCCGTCTCCGGGACCGGGGTTAGTTCGTTCTCCGCCGGAACAACCGGCCTGACCCCCAGCACCGCTACGACCGGTGCGGTCACTCTGGCCGGCACGCTCGCTCTGGCTAATGGCGGTACGGGTGCGACTGACGCGGCGGGTGCTCGTACAAACCTCGGTCTGGTGATCGGGACGAACGTGCAGGCCTACGACGCCGAACTGGCCACTCTGGCCGGTATGGCCAGTGGCACGGCCACTTCGCTCGCCGCTCTGACCTCGACTGAGGCCTCGGTAATCGACGGCTCGACCACCGCGACTGCGACGACCCTGGTCCTGGCCGACCGCATGGTTATCAACGACGCAGGAACGATGGTCCAGGTCGCCCTCAGCGACCTCGTCACCTTCCTTGAAGACGGCGCAGCTTCCGGCTTCGATCTGGACGGCGGAACATTCTAAGACCAAATCGCCCCGTACATACGGGGCTTAACCCTTCTACATAGAAATCAACGGGGAGCCAAATGGCAAATACGATACGAATACGGCGCAGTTCGGTTGCGTCGGCAGTTCCGACAACCACGCAGCTCGCTCTGGGCGAACTGGCCATTAACACGAACGATGGAAAACTGTTCCTCAAGAGGGACAATGGTACGGAGTCAATTGTTGAAGTCGGAGCGGGTGGTGGTGGCGGTGGCAGTCCTGGGGGCAGTAGCGGTCAGATCCAATTTAACAATGCCGGTGCGTTTGGTGGTGCGAGTGATGTCACTATCCACGAGGGCGACCTGGTTCTTGCGGACAACGCTGCAGCGACCGCACCGGGAGCAGGAAGCAAGCTCGCGGCGCTGTCAATCGGAGGCCGCTCCATGCCGAGCTTCAAGAACAGCTCTACATCGGCCGCTGCTGTACTGCAGCCGACATTTGCTCGGAACCGCATCTGCATCTGGCAGGGCGCCAGTGGATCGAACGCTCCTGTTGCCTTGGGCATTGCCACGCTGACCGCAACAGGCACCGCAACATCCGCCAACATCGCCACCACCAACAGGCAGACGCGAACGCAGCGCCTTGAGTATCTCGTCACTACCGCAGCCACTACAGCGGTTGCCGGCTGGCGCTACCCCAACCTGGGCTGGACGGTCGGCGGCGCTACTGCGGGTGAGGGCGGCTTTTTTTACGTCTGCCGCTGGGGACCAGCCACCGGCGTCGCAACAACCACGAACCGTGCCTTTGTCGGCATGACCAACACCACTGCTGCGCCGACCGACGTTGAGCCGAGCACGATCACCAACATCGTCGGCATGGGCTGGGACGCAGCAGACGCCAACATCCAGATCATGCACCGCGGCACTGCTGCAATCACCAAGGTCAACCTCGGCGCCAGCTTCCCCGTGCCAACAACAGACCGCACCAAGGCTTATGAGCTGGTGATGTTCTCACCCCCCGGCAGTACGCAATCGGTGAACTACACCGTGACCGATCTCGGCACCGGAGCCACAGCCTCTGGCACGATCAACACCAACATGCCAACCAACACCACGCTCCTGACCCAGCGTGGCTGGATGAGCGTTGGCGGTACCAGCAGCGTCATCGGCATCGCCCTGATGAGCTGCTACTTAGAGACTGACTACTGACACGCTTTGTGATTTAAGTAAAAATCAACGTAGACCGGGATTCCGGTGAAAGCAGTTTAGGCAACTAATTGTCATGCACAATGGAAACTTCAGCAAAGCCCAAATCGCAGCCTGGCACGAGTGGGCAAAAAGACAAAAATCTGGAGACGGAACTCGAGAATCCCAGCCCCTCCGAGAAGTTAGCGCTCCCGCCGACTATCCAAACCCGCGCCGAGGTTGTCAAGCCTGTCGCCGAATCCGTTAAGCCTCGGCCCGCTCTGTCCGAGTCGGATCGCAAGCTGGCTGAGAAAATGAGCCAAGCTATTGCGAAGAATCTCGGACTTTCTGGTAAATCCCGGTCTGTTCGGATCTGAACGTGTTTAATACAGAGAACGAGAAGAAAACCCTGGTCGATTCGCTCAGGCGGTCCGGCGACCCTGCCGGTGTACTGGAGTC